GGGGCGTAGCGCAGTCCGGTAGCGCACTAGCATGGGGTGCTAGGGGTCGAGTGTTCGAATCACTCCGTCCCGACCATATTTTGTAAAGGGAATCAGCCACTTACAGGTTTGATTCCCTTTTTCATTTTTGGTCGGCGCAAAACCCGCGCAAAACTGGCGCAAAACTATCCGGCGATTTCACTGATATCGAGGTCGGGTACGGCCTCTGACCAGACCACTTCCGCGTGATCCTTCTGATAGTTTCTGGTCATCTCCTCGCTTGCGTGGCCAGCGATCTTTTGCCCATCCTTTCCGGCTTTCTTGTACAGGTGCAGCGACAGCGCTCTGACTTCATGGAAGCCCGGCATTTCCTCTTCCTTCCATCCCTTGTAACAATCCGCTGCCTCCCGCGCTTCCTTGAAAGCCCTGGTCAGATACCGTTCCTCAATCTTGGTCCAGTGCTCCTTCGTTTCAGCCTGCTTCTGTTTCTTTCGCTCCGGCCGCCGGTGGATTAGAAACGGCGAGACGATATTGTCTCGGCAGTGGCTGATGACCCGCTGAAGCTCTGGTGTGACTTTGAACCGGATCCATGCCATGTCCGAGGCTTTGGCAGTCTTCTGCTGGACCACGTACAGGTATCCATCCTTCACGTCTTCGAACTTCATGGACAGAATGTCGGTGCGCCGCTGCGCGGTGATCAGCGCCAGATCGATTGCGTTCTGCAGCCAAGCGGGCGATTTCTCCCGGATCGCTTTCAGCCCGTTGACGGTGTGGCGCTTGCGGGCTTTCTTTTCGATCCGGCTGATTGTGCTCATTGCGGGGTTGTCGGGGCACAGCCCCTTCGCTGCGGCGTGGTTGAATATATCGATCAGCAGTGCACGGCACTGGTTTGCAGTACGAGGCGTTACCGAATCCAGCAGCTCGGCGATCATGCGAATTGTGATCTGGTCGACAGCCTTGCCTTCGAACGCCTTCCGAAAACGTCGAAAATGCACCCCATACAGGGCGAGCGTCCCTTGGGAGAGCTCGCGAGGTGGCAGTACCCTCTCTTGATACTGGGTCAGGAATGCGGTGAACAGCTCGGCAGACTCGCCCATCACCGAGCCAACTAGGTCGGCGCCCTGCATGAAGGCGAGGTTCAATTGCTTGGCCGCGTCTACAGCTTTCACCCGATCGGCTCCGAACGGAAACCATTTGCCGTCAGTCGGCCTGCGGTACCGGTAGGTCCCGCGCCGATCATCCAGGTAGAGGTTCGGCGGCAAGCCTCTGTTCGACTTGTTGCGCGGCCTTGGGACCATCATGCAGCTCCTTTCAATACCATCGCTACGAGCTCGTTGCCGGCGGACTTGTTGAAGGCCGCCCAATCGATATACCAGAGTTTTCCGATCTGCTCGCCCGGAAGCTTGCCGTCTCGGATGTAGTTGCGGATCGCCTGGGAGCAGGGCGGCGTGCCGTTTTCCCCCCAGCGCCGGCGGCGGAATTCGCTGATCTTGATGAGTTCACGCTTCATGGCGTCACCATCCGTCGAGCCCAGCTGACATAGGGTCCATCCTCGGTATCGAAGATGCCCATCAGAAACCATTCAGGTCCGGGTGAAGCAGGGTTCCAGGCCGTGCACGCGGCATCTTCTTCGGGAAGTTCATAAGTCTCATCGCCCGCATTCCAGCCTTTCAGCTCCAGCCTTTGTTCAGCCACCCAGGCGAGATACGGCGCGGGGTCTTCGCCTTCCCCAAAGTCTGGGACATCTGGATGCCACCACCAACCATCCTTATCGCGAACAACCTCGGCCGGCCCGAAAACCTTCGGCGAATGGATAGAACACGGTGTGACGTAAAAGACATTCGAATACTGGCCGCCGCCGTCGCTGAAGCGCGATGTGCAGCCACACTGTGCTGGATTGTCGTTCAGGAAAATGATTTCTTCAGTCATGACTTCGTCCTCGCCGCATACGCAGCAGGCAATTGGAATGAGATTTATGAGCCGTCGATCCGGTTGAATTGAATTAGCTGATCAACCACGACTCACAGATAGATGGAATCGATAACCGATTGCTTTTAGTAAGTAGGTTTTCCGCATGCAGACCGCAGACGATTTCCGTTTCACAGCCCATTCGCTATTACTTGCCTTGGATGAGTCGACCATCAATATGATGAAGATAGTGGTGCTCTCTTCCATGGGAAGTCCTGCCTGGAAGTCTGCCGTCATCGTTCAGCAGGCGTCGTTCGCCGCTCTGCATCTGCACCTCGGGCACGTAGACGCTCCAGCTTTAATGCTGCAGGGGTCGGCCAGATAGCCGCGCAGCAGGCAATAGGGATAGGGTTGGGCCGAACGGGCGGCGGGGTTATTGCGGGGTGGCGGGGTGCGTTGCGTTCCACTGCTCGAAGGCTTCCTGCGTCGTGGCCGCGGTGATCGTCTCGTCGCAGGTGTGGCAGAAGGCCTTACCGCCGCACGCGCCTACATCGCGATGGCCCTGCTGGCATGGGTTCATGTGCCAGTCCTCTTCGTTTAGTTCTGGCGCTGGCGCTGATTGGCCGGCGAGGAAATCCAAAACCGATTCGCAATGCGCAGGGGTTGGCGAGCTACCGTGCTTCAGCAGTTCTCGCGCTGCGGCGATGTCGTATTCAAGATCGTCGACGCGCTGATCGGCAATGTTCAAGCGCCTCTGGAGTGCGGCGTTCTCGGCCTGCAGGCGGGTGACGTGAGCATCATGCACATCAGCCATCACCACCGATGGGCCGTGCGGCTTGTAATCGATCTTGTTGCCGTCCTCGGACAGCATTTTCACGACGCGGTAGCGATGAACCTTTGGCGCTGGACCATAAGGCGGCAAAGGGGCAGCCAGCACACCTTCCATTTCCTTCAGGCAGTCCTGCGCATCCATGCAGTACGCCGGATCAAAGCCACCGCGCAACCACATCACCTTCTGGCAGGCGTCCAAGTCGCGGTGCCACTTCTTCAGCTGCGCCACGGGCACAATCTTGCACTCACCGCTCAAGGCGGCGTTCTTCATTTCTACAGGCATGGCGATATCCCTGTAACCCAATCAGGTTACTTTTCGAGATGTAACCTCTGGAGGTTACTTTGGGTTGATCAGGCTGCGACTGCCTGGCGTTGAGCTGCACGCCATGGGTCGTTGGCGCGGGCGAGGGCGGCCATTGGCGGCGGGCTTACACTGTTGCCGCACATGTGTACCTGGTCCTTTTTGGTGAAGGGCTTGCCATCGGATCCATGACTGATGACGTAACCAGCCGGGAATCCCTGCGCTTTGTACAACTCCGCCGGCTGGAGCATGCGCAGACGGATATCGACGATCACATAGGGCGTCCCCTTGACCATGACGGTGACCAGGCCCAGGCGATCCTTGGTCGTGATCGTCGGCGCCGGCTGGTCGCAGCTGCTCATGTTCTCGGTGCCGTAGTAGCTGATTAGGAACGCTGCTACGCGCAGCGCGCCTTCCTCATGCTCCGGTGATAGCTCAACACTCACGAGGGACGACTTCCCGCTGCCGCCTGCGGTGATGGTTGGCGCCGGTACGTCCAGGTCCTGGCCGATGCTTCCCCCGAACTGCCGTTCCATGAATGCGGTCATCAAACCGTGGTGGGTTCCGCCGGCGCTGACGGTGTGTAGCGGCTCGTCCGCCGCCCGGGCGTCGCAGTTGCCGCGCAGGTGCAGGAGGCTCGCGGTGACCAGCTGCTGCTGGCTGCCGGTGTTGGTCACCGTGGTCATGGGATCGTTGAGGCTCTTGGCGGCGGTGGTGTTATACCCGCCATTCATCTGAGCCATGAACGCAGTGGCCATTCCCCGGTGGTTTTGGGTGAGAAGTGCCCCGATTGGCTGATCGCCCGTTGTCGGCTTGCCTGCATAGCCCGGCCCGCCCGTGCCAACCATTACCGGGCTGACGACCGAAAATGCCCCGCCCTTCGGATAAGATGTCACGGTACGAAGGGGCTCAAGGGCAGACTGCACTGACTCGGTTGACCAGTTTGCAATTGGGACAATGAATGGCTGCGGGCTGTCGAGGACGAATTTCTTGATGCCTTTGGCTATTCGGCGCTTGGTCGCATCCTCCAGTTCCTTGGCGCGCCCGAAGATACTCTTGCCCAGATCGTTGAAGTCGATGCACTCGGCTGCGGTCCGATACTTTTGCTGGCCCTTGGCGGGGTTCTTGGCGTGAGTCGGCTCCGGCCACACGATCGGCTGACCGTCGCAGCGGGCGATCATGAACAGTCTCTCGCGGCTGGTCGGCGCGCCGAAGTCGCAAGCCTTGATGACGCGCCACTCGACCGCGTAGCCCATGCCTTCCAGCAGATGTACGAACCGGCGCCAGGTAGTGCCCCGGCGCTTCGGATCAGGCACCAGAAACTGCTGACCTACCGGGACAACCTCGCCAGGTGTGGCGACCACTTTCTCAATGACCCCCTTGCCCTTGGCATTCAGGACCGTCACCAGCTTGATGGCGCGCCCGGTCGCTTTGTCGCGCTTGGCGATCAGCGGGCCCCACTGCAGGATCTGCTTCACGTTCTCCAGGCTGATTACGCGGGGCTTCTTCTTGCCTCCCCACTTCAAACCGATCCACGACAGGTTTCGAATCTCGCGCTTGCGTGGCTGGCCGCCGGCGGCCTGGCTGTGGTGCGTGCAGTCCGGCGACATATGGAACCAGCCAACCGCCTTGCCGCTGCACTCCGTATCCGGATCGCCCTCGAACACGTCGGTGGTGAAGTGTTTTGCACCCGGGTGATTGATGGTGTGCATGCTGATCGCTTTGGCGCTGTGGTTCTTCGCCACGCTGACTTTGCGGCCCAGCCCCATTTCCAGCCCGGTACCGGCGCCGCCACCGCCGCAGAAGAAGTCCACGACGATCTCATCGTCTTGCGGATCAAAGCCAAGGCCGTACTGAGTTTTGAAATCGAAGGTGTGCTTCTTCTGATGTGCAGACATGCGTGGATCCTCGCCAGTGGCGTGATTCGTGGAAGTGAGGTATTTGTATCGAGTCCGGCATGGAGCCGCAGGGAGTGGACGCAATTGAACGAAATTATCGGTGTGGTAATAGCTTTTTGGATTTGGCTTGAGGGTGTCGTTAGTTCATTTTGGATAGGGCTAGACTGGCCTCATGCAGTGTTGATTATCTTTATCCTATTCGTGGTTTTTTATCGCCAAGAGATTCGAGCACTGATTGAAAGGATATTGGAAATAGGACCGACAGGTTTTAAATTACAGCCGCCTTTGCTTGGCTCCCAGCAAGATAACTCTGAGAAAGTAGAGATACAATCGATACAAGCTCCTCAACCTGCTGAGGAGCTCCAAACATCAACAGAGGTAGTGCCGCCTCAAGGAGGCGAAGGTCATCCTATGCCACTTCCTCCCATTCATTTTCCTGAGCAAATGGCTATTTCGAGAGGTCATATCGATTTCGAGATAGACGGCATGGCTGACGAAAAAGCCAAGCACTATCTGGCTGAGAGGCTTGCGTTCACTCGTTCTCTCTGGATTTTTGAAAACTGCTATTCATGCATATTCGGAGGGCAAATAAGACTTCTCCAAATTATAAACCAGCGGGTAGGGAGAACTATCAGCTTGTCAGAGGTTAATTATTATTGGATTTCTCATCAAGAACAGGTGAAGCCGACGTTAAATCTTTGGACTGCAGAAGGGTACTTGCATTACTTGGTCGCCAATGGCCTAGTTACCAAAACGCCTGATTCAGTGACCATGACCAACAAAGGGTCGGAATTTTTGTTATGGCTTGTTAATTACGGAAGACCACTGGACCGACCGTTATGAAGTCATCCGGTCCGCTGTCGGCGCGTTGTCTCGAAATACATCCATCTGGGCTGCGCCATCCAGCCAGGCGGCGTCGATTCGCGCTCTAGCCATTGCCGCGTATTCAGGGTTCAGCTCACACAGGATCGACCGGCGGCCTTCCTGCATTGATACCAGCGACGTGGTTCCGGCGCCGCCGAACGGGTCGAGCACCAAACCGCCGCGCGGTGCGCCGGCCAAAATGCACGGCCGGATCAGGTCGGGCGGAAATGTGGCGAAGTGGGCGCCCTTGAAGCTGTGTGTGGCCACAGTCCAAACGCTGCGTTTGTTTCGCTCGGTCGGCATGATCGCGAGGGCTGAGTTCATCGACTCGTTGTCCTTGATCCTGCCGCGCTGGCGCTGGTCGGAGTCAGTTCCATGGCCCCAACCGACACCGTTCGACTTCCGGGCTGTGGCTTTCATGTTGCCGTTGCTCTTGGCGCCGCCGTTGGCCCGCTCACTTCCGATCTGCGCCTGAACGTCTTGAGACAATCGGGCGTGGGTATTCGGTGAGCAGGGTTCGAGAATGGCCGCCTGGTCGAAGTAGTACTTCTTCGATTTGCTCAGCAGAAAGATGTACTCATGCGACTTCGTGCACCGGTCCCGAACGCTTTCAGGCATCGGGTTTGGCTTGTTCCAGATGATGTCTTGCCGCAGATACCAGCCGTCTTCCTGCAGCGCGAAGGCCAGACGCCACGGCATGCCCATCAGATCCTTCGACTTCATGCCCAGTTCGCGTCCGCGCACTCCGGTACCGGATTTGAACCGTGGGTGTTCATTGATCTGGCGGGCCGATGTGACGCTACGCCCGGACATCTGGCCATCGCCTTGAGGCCTGCCTTGCGCGCCCCAGCTTCCCGCATAGCTGTCGCCCATGTTCATCCAGACCGTTCCGTCGTCGCGGAGTACTCGACGGACTTCGCGGAAGACGTCGACCAAGCGGGTGATGAACTCCGCCGGTGTTTCCTCCAGGCCGATCTGGCCCTCGACGCCGTAATCCCGCAAGCCAAAGTAGGGCGGGCTCGTCACGCAGGTGTGAACTGACTTGTCCGGCAGCGTCCGCATCATCTCGATGCAGTCGCCGACCAGAATCTGGTGCTGCTGGCTCATGGTTCGATTCCATGCGGTTGGGAATGGCCTACGCTTACCTCTCCACAGGAAGGGAGAAGGTCATGAGCGAGAACCGGGAATTGGCGCTATCTATCGCGCTTGAAGCTGTATTGAACGCAGCGCGCGAGCTTCACGTAGATGTCGATGAACTTTGCGAGCAGGCAATCGGGTCGCTGACGTTGCTGCCTAAGAACGTATCGCCGTCCGTTGTTGACGCTATCCGAGAGATCGAGGTTGCAGCTGATGCGCTCGAGTTCGGCGGCGGGGAAGGCGGCTGATGCGCTGGCGTGATCAGGCCGTGATGCGTTCGCCAATCACCCGCGTTGTAAAGGTCACGCTGTACTCAGTGGTCAGCTCAAACTCCCCGCCACAGGTGTCACAGTGCATATTCTTGTCGCCGTAGTCCTCGGATTCAATGTGGATTACGGTTGCGCAGTGCGGGCACTTGCATTCGTCCTGGGCGCGATAGTCCCACTCGTCGTAGTCGTGTTCCGCGACCTTGGCGAGTGCTTCGGCTTTGGCTGCAGCGTCCTCACGGTCCTGACATGGCTTGCAGATAAAGCCGTCAGGATGACCCCACGGTGTCTCTGTTAGGAGTGAGCGGTGGGTGCTGCAACGGATGCACACGTCATGCTTTTTGCACACGCTGTAGCTATACCGCTCGCCGCTGCCGGTGCATTTGGCACATCCAGATACCCAATACCAGGCTCCGTCGATGCGCTCGGCATACAGCCCTTTCTCCGGCGCAGTCAGTTCGACATAGGGCAGACCATTCCGATGCGGCTTGCCGTGCCAGCCGTCATTCCAGATGCACTTCAACCCGCTGCGGGTACGCTCCGTCCATTCGCCGGGAATCTCCGGGATCAGAATCTTGGTGTCCTTGCTCATGAAAATCTCCGCACAGAATCAAGCCTCCGAAAGTTCGGTGGCGAATAGGTTGGTGGTGGGCTATACGTGGTGACCGGGAAATGCCGGTAACAATAGGAGGAATTTATGTCGAACACCGTAAGCAACCCCGCTGTCATTGAGCAGGCTGCAGTTGCCTTGCTGGCTGAGATTCAAAAGTCAGGGGTTGATGTGGCTTCATTCGGTAAAGCCGCGAAGGACGGGATCATCGCTGGCGCAAAGTACAAGTGGGTATCGGCAGATTTGGTAAGCCAATCCCAGGATTCCGTCGACAGTCTGCTGACAACTCTCAAGCAGTCGTCGTAGGAGAAATAACCTCATCACCTGGATTCTGCTGAATCATCAACAGGCTCTTATGTGTGAAAGCTCGCGCCACATCCCGAGAGGGTCGATATTCGTGGCGCGGAACTTCAAGCAGCGGGAGCGCCCGATCAGGCCCTAATCCGTGAAGATGGTGAATCATCAACGTCAGCGCTTCACCTTGTTCTTCAATCTCCGCCCAGGCCATGAGTTCGGCAAGCGCCTGCTTCGTGCCAGGCCGGACACGCAACCGCAATTCCTCCTCGCCGAGCGCCTTCCTCTTGAGCGCGGCCTTCTCGTCGCGCTGCTGCTGGGTCATCGCCATGATTCTTCATCCTCACAGAGATTTTTCGCCCACTCCAGCTGAGACCGGCAGCGGATCACGTTGTTGATTGCTGGTCGGCAGCCGATCCGCACCTGGTCTCGGACACGATGCGCAGTCGCCTTGATTGCTGCATCCGTTCCGTGGATTCGGTACGCCAGGAGCATGGCCAGCAGAGCGTCTTCCATGGTCATCTGGTAGCTGGTAACGAGAGTCAGCATAAGCAAGCCCGCTGGGTGGTAGGTGGTGTTGTGGATTGCGCTTTCGCTGCTGAGGGGCCTTGAAGACGCGCTTCACCTTTTAGCCGCCGGATACTCAATCTTGTAATCACGAACGAGCCTGCGGAAATACCTGGAGCTAATGCCCATGTGCTGGGTGGCCTTGCGCTGGCTTACCCCGATATCGCGAAGGGCTTTGGTGCGCTCGACATTCCGTGCATCTTTCACGGGGTCGCTCTGGTTGTGCACCAGGTTCGCGGCACCGCCATTGGCAGCCCGCTGGAATTCGAAGCCGTAAGCCCGCGCCATGGTGTAGAGCTGCTTGCGGCTGATTCCAGTGAGTTCGGCGACTTCGCCCTGCGAGAGCGTCTTGGCCAGATCGCGAACACGATCCAAGTCAGCCGGTGGCGTCTTCAGCTTCACCGGGTTGGCCTGAGCCTCCTCGATGTCCGGAACAATGCGCAGGTGCTGCATCGATTCCTTCTTGCTGCGGCGCGGCGGGAGCGGCTTGCGATCTGGCGATTCGACTGGGGTGGGAGCAGTACGGTACCCGTATGGCCGTGGAGCCGGAATAGGCCCTGCGACCTCTGATACCTGGCCACCGCGACGAAGATACTCATCCATCGCCGCCGCCAGTTCAGCCGACTTTGGCTGGTTGTGCCGGACCATGCTTAATTCGAGGCTGATCATGCCGCCACCCCAAGAACCCGGTTCATGCGCTCGTCCATGATTTCGTAGAAGTCCTTCATCCGCTGCGAAAGCTTCCGGATGTAGGCTTCGTCCCGGTACATGCGCTTGATGAAAAGAGGCATGCCCGGCCAGAAACTCACGAAGTCGATCCACTCGCGCTCCGACAACCACAGGCCGCCCTGGCATTGCGCGACGTGATCCTTCGGGACCTCGTTTTGCAGGATGACCCCGACCTGAAACTTCGGCAGCTTGGTCTTCACTTCGGCCAAGCCATCGGCGCCGACCAGCGAATCTGGCGAATAGCCGGCGCCGTGGTTGAGGATGATCCCGCAATCGCTGGTTTCCACTTCGCACTGTTCGCGGTAAAGGTTCCGGGCAACGGCCTCAAGCTCATGACCGCGTTCCGTGTGGCGATTGCCGGAGAATGGATCAGCCGCTTCACCGGTGATTCGCTCACCGATCAGCGTATCCATGTAGGTGAAGGCCCCGACCCCGAATCCACCTTCGCCCTTACCGTTGACCAGCAAGCATTCGAACTCGGAAGCGGTGGCGATACCCAGTCGCAGGTTCAGCCACTCTTGAGTGCCTTGCTCTACGTTCGTGATGATTTGCATGGCTTACTCCTTCGGGCGGTTGGCTGATTTGTTGAGTCGGGCCAGAACTTCGTCCACTTCGGACTTGTAGACGTTCTCAGGGGCGCCGTATTTGGCCTTGAAACTGTCCTGCATCAGCTGGCTGCATTTGCCAAGCAGAGCAGTAATTTGTGCAGCCTGGCCGGTGGTGACTACGGGTTCAGGTGCAGGCTCTGGACCTGCGCCGTTGCCATCGTCGTCCTCGTTGGTCAGGACGACGTTGAAGATCATCATCGTCAGGTAGCGGCGGGCGTAACTGAATGTCGAGCCGGCAGCATGGACGCCGGTCTTGTTCACGCTGCCCTTGATGCCCGCCGAGTCAATCGGCAGATCAACGTGGTACTGCTTTGTGTGGCCAGCCTCATGCATGCAATCGCACAGGGTCCGGATATGGCCAACCAGCGCGCTGTCGCCAGTTCCGAATGACAGCGAGAAGCCGTGCGCGGTGTAGACCGGGGAAATCTTGCGATCGATCGACTCAAGCGCGGCGTAGGAACTGCTCGTCTGAGCGTTGTACTTGTCGCGGAACACCGGGCCGATTTCAGCCTGGGCGCGAACCATGGCAGCGTTGAAGGCAGCTGCGGCAGTGCGGTCGGTGTGCCGCTCGTACATCTCCATCATCTTCTGCATCTTGTCCGCATCGAAGGCGGGGTCAGTCGCCGCACGCTGGATCATCGTCAGCATTGCGGTGGATTCGTTGGTCGCCGCCGGGCTGGCGACTTGCCGGGCTTCCGATTGCTCGGCGAGGGCTACGTTGCTCATGTCGACCTCAGTATTGAATGGAGATGGCGGGAATTAGGCGACTGGCGATCAGCGTGATCGCCTGCTTTGCACACTCGTCGGTCATGCCGCCTTTCACGAACGCTTCCAGCGCGGCAGCATTGATCGTGCGTCGATGCTCTTTGTCAGCTTCACGGGCGTTCTGCTGGCGAATGATTTCGTCGGCTGCAGCATTGGCACGAGCAATCTCAGCCAGGCGTGCACGCTCAACTGCGTCTGCCTGACGCTGCGCCGCTGCAACGCGTTCTTGCTCGGCGCGCTGCTCGGAGGCGATTCGGTTGGCCTCGGCCTGTGCGGCTGCACGTTCTGCCTGCTCGGCCTGCAGCTTCAGTTCCAGTTCGCGGCGTTCTGCGGCGGCCTTGGCGTCTGCTTCCCGGCGGATAGCTGCTTCGCGCTCAGCTTGGGCGGCAGCTTCTGCTTCACGGCGCACGCGCTCTTCGGCTTCGCGGGCGATCTGCGCCTCGCGTTCCTGTTGTGCGCGCGCTTCGGCTTCGGCGCGATGGCGGGCCAGTTCCGCCTGCTCAGCTTCAATCTGCTCCTGCTTGGCCAGTGCAGTTCGCAGCGTGGCGAGGGACGCTGCCTTCGCGCGGTGCGCTTCCTCTTCGAACTCCTCCCATTCCTCACCGATGGCGGTGCTGCCCAGGTCTTGGATCTTCGCGCCGATGAGGGAGGCGCTCATGCCGTCAGTGTTGACGTCCTTGATCTGGGCGATACCGTCATTGTGTCGGTCAACGCGTGCGTCTTCGGCGGCTTGCCATTCAGTCAGCGGCTGCCGTACCTGGTCACGCAGTGCGTCCATCTCGGTGACGAACTCGCGCAGCTCGGCCTCGACAACCTTCGGCATTTCCTTCAGGCGGCGCAGGTAGTCGCGGCCCGGCTTCTCGACCGCCGTCTTCGACTTGCTGACCTTTGCAGCCAGGCTGGCGATGCGCTCACGACCCTTGCGAGTGGTGAGGTCTGGCACTTCGCCGGAGACTTCCGCTTTGGCGTGCTCGAGGAAAGGTTTCAGGCCGCCCAGCACGTAGATGGCTGGAGCGTTTGATTCGTTGATGTCGTCAATGCTGACGAGCTGCTGAGTTGCAGACATGCGGAGTCTCCCGCGCCATCCGTGTGCCGGGGCGCTGCGATTGAATAGGGTGGGGGTTGAATCAGTGCGGTGCGTAAGCGCTGGCGATCATCCAGGCAGAGCAGAAGAGCAGGGTGAAGAAGCTGCCGCGCCAGAAGGCCCAGCGTTTGGCGTCTTGGTAGCGGGTCATGGCCACGGCCTCAGTGACTGGCGAACAAGATCATGAAGTGCCTTTCCGCTGCGGCTGATTTTCTGTCCACGCAACTGCCATTTTTTGGTGGTCGGCCAGCAGTCCACTTTGCGGCCATCGCCTAGGGTCAGCACGACGTGCAACCCGCTGTTTAGCTTCCGGTGCTGGACCCGCGTGTTAGAAAGCCACTTATCAAATTGCTCTAACGCTTCTGCCTTCCGCACAGCCTTGTTGTGCTTGGTCGACCCATGACCGCCACATGCCTGGCAGCAGCGGGGATAGCCAACATCGTCACCGATGAATCCGCAGCAGATCATGCAGTGAGATCCGTCTTCGATGTTGTCTTCGTAAAAGCTCACGGCCTGGGCCTTACGCTGATGCGACCCGCCTTGATCGCCGCCACCAGCTTCGGCGGCAAATGAGCTACCGGCACTTCGCGCGGAAGTCCTGCGCCGATCACAGCCAGGCTGCGTTCGATATCGGCCAACTGTTCGTCGATCAGGGATGGAACGATTGGTGTGCTCACTGGGCGACCTCCTTGATCTGCTTATCTACCCATTTACGCATGCGGGTCCAGCGCTCTTCCGGAGTCTCGCGCCGCCATCCCTGTTGAGGGTCGTAGACCCCCGGGTGATCATCGTTTTCCCAAACGATCTCGCGAGCCATGGCCGAGGCTATACCGAATCTGTCAGCTACAGCCTCTGCGTCGTCAGGGTCGATGACAGTCATGTCCAGACCGCGAGACTGACCAACCACCCCGAGCGTGCAGAAGTCGCCGTCGGCCTGAAGCTGCTCGGTAACCAGACGCTTAACTGGCATGGCATCGAGCGCGGTTGCCAGCTCTTTTAAGAACGCCTGCCCGCGTTTGCCGCGCAGCGCTGAGTTCACAGCACCGCGCCAACAAATCAGAGACCAGTTGTCATCGTTGTCGTCGCTGTATCCGCTTCTGCTCATGCCGCAAGCCTCCCGCGACGCTGGAGAATTTTCACCAGGCGCTCACAGTAGTGGTGGAACTCAGGGATGGTGATGACGCCATTGGTGAGGTGGTCGGTGATCTGCTTCTGCACCAACACCTCGTTGAGGGCAGGGCAGTCCCAGTCCTCAAGCCCTTCAAGCGCTACGTCGATGAGGATGTGCGGACTCATAGGTCAGCGTCCTCTGCTTCAGCCTCAAGGCCCGCTTCGGCGTGCGGCTCGACCAGAGCCACGGCGATATCGAACAGCTTGCCCATCGGCGATTGGCCCTCGCCGAGCAGGCCCAAGGCGAACGTCTTGGCCGGTGCGCCGCCAAGAGCCGCGATGACCAGCTGAGCGAAGAAGTCATCAGGGTCTTCATCGTCGATCTGCCGCTGATTCAGATGAGTCTGAACCTCGGACAGGAACGTGGAGTACTCGACGACGATGGGGGAACAGAGACGACGGCGAATCACCAGGTCACAGCCGCGCATCAGGTTCTCGGCGGTGTCTTCGACCCAGCGGTGAGCCGCTTCTTCACGCCCGGAGTCGTCATCCGGCTGCATGTTGTCCCAGCGCGCTTGCGCTCTTGCGAATGAGTTCATGGTCGCCTCCGTAGGCGCTGTGCAACCGCATTGATCAGATGCCCGCGCAGGTGACCAAGCCCGTGCCGTGAAGCACGCGGGCACCTGTCGATGCGGTCGTTGTGGGGTAGGGGTGATGCAGGGGGCCGCGTTGCGCGGTGCAGAAGTCTTCCGCATCCCACTGCGCACTCTCTAAATGCGCAGGAGTGATGGTTCAGCGTGTTGCCTGTTCAAAAACATCAACCAATGCGTCAAGCAAGTCGCAATGATCTACGCCATCCATGTTCAAGCCGTGCTGCCTGAAAGCCTGTAAGGCTGCGTCCATGGCGGCGCTGATTGCCTCGCGGTCTTGGTCTTCCAATTCCGAATATTCCGTTGCCATCGTCTTGTCTCCTGTGGATTCCCAAAGCACCCGGTCGCCCAGGTGCTTCAGTGAATCGTTCGGTCTTGTCACTCACTGCGCCCGTCAGGGTCATTCGCACAGTTCGGTCATCACCTCGCCAGACTGAGCCCCTCAATGGCTTTCATCTGGCGCCGGTCGCCTCACAAGCGCAGCGGTTTGTTTCCTTCGGTTTACTGACCTCCCACCGATGGTGCCGG